GTGAAGTATCGAGACAATCACGCGGTGAAAGTGTTGGGCAAAGATGAGACGATGGAGCAGTTCGATACCAGTCTATCGGACTTCGATTCTGTCATTATGAATCAGTTCCAATTGGTTGCCGCAATTGCAAAAGTTCCTGCGACAAAGCTGCTTGGCACGTCACCGAAGGGCTTCAATGCCACTGGCGAGTTTGAGACCATATCGTATCATGAAGAGTTGGAATCAATTCAGGAACACGATATGGCACCGATGATCGAACGCCACTATTTGATTCTAGGTCGTTCGCTTGGCATAACCACCAAGCTGACAGTTGTGTTTGAGCCTGTGGACTCGGTATCTGCGACGCAACAGGCCGATCTGAACGACAAGAAGGCGGATACACGCCAGAAGTATATCAACATGGGTGCGACATCAGCGGATGAGGTGCGTGACGTTCTCCGTGATGACAAAAATTCCGGCTTCAATCGCCTGTCCAGTGAAGAGGCAAACGAAGCGCCTGGGATGTCGCCAGAGAATCTTGCCAACTTCCAAAAGGCAGGCGCGGCGGAAGAAAAGGCCGGTGCTGCAGAGACTACGGCGACTGAAAAAGGTGGCCAGCAGCCTGCAGCAAAGCCGCCAGAAGACGACGCACCGAGCGCCCATGTAGGAGTGTCCGATCCAAGCCAACCGGAACCGCCTAAGCCTTCTAAGCCATCGGCACAGGAGCCACCAGACAACGCAGCAATGTCAAGCCTTGTCAACAGCCTTTTCGAGCGCTTGACGGCGCTTGAGCAGCACTTGGTACCAGAAGGGCAAGATATCCAATACGATACAGCACCAGCGACTAACCGGACATCAAAGCCAAGTGTGACAGGACTGGCAGGGTCTGTGGCCGGTGCGATCTTGTCGCAGACCGATCCGACGAAGCATCCAAAAATGAAACTTGGCGGACTTTTACTTGGCATTGAAAATCCGCGTGGCACTATTCGGCAAGGCATGGATTTGGACGGAAACAATTGGTCGTCAAAAATGCCGCATCACTATGGATATATAAAAGGTGTTGCCGGTGCCGATGGTGATGAGTTGGACTGCTTTGTCGGGCCAAACCTGAAGTCTGATCAGGTATTCGTCATCAATCAAAACGATCCTAAGACTGGCGAATTTGACGAACACAAATGCATGCTTGGGTTTGACGCGCCGGAAGACGCCAAAGCCGCATATCAATCGTCGTATCAAGACGGCTGGCAGGGCTTTGGGGATATGATCCCGATGTCTATGGCCGACTTCAAGGCCTGGGTGAGTGATCCGAATGGGTGTACAATGCAGCTTCAAGCCGGTTCGGGTTCTGGTAACGAAGTGTTGGCGAAAGAGACTGGCAAATAACCGTGGCATTCAAAGCCTCCAAGAAGCGTGAAAAGAAGGCTCCAGAGCCGGTAGGCAAAGGCACGCCCCTCATTCCATCTGCTGCGATCCGGTCATGGTATCAGCAGCAGATGGATTCAATCATCGCGGCAATGGTGCGCGATTACAAAGAGCAAATAACAAAAGCACTTAATCACAAAGGCGTGAAGGAATTCTTTTCAACAGACGCTGCTGCCAATTCCGTCCTGAAACAGACGATGCAAAGTCTGAACCAGAAATGGGATGACATATTCAAAGGTTTTGCGAAATCCACTTCTAAAAAATTTGTTGACGACTCTGATGTGCACGCGAAAGCGACCGTTCAATTCAGCCTGAGTACGGCAGGAGTGGAACAGCCGACTGTCGCCTATAACGAAGCCATTGCCAACACGTTAAATGCTGCGCAAGACTTCAACCACACGTTGATCACCGGCATTCACGCTGACGTTCATGAGAAGATTTACAACGCGGTGATGCTATCTCTTACGTCGCCAAACCCGGAAGAGCAAGGGCAGTCCGGCATTGAAGCCGCCCTCAAAGAGGCTGGCGGATTCGCTAAAAATCGTGCCAATCTTATTGCGCGTGACCAGACCAGCAAGCTATACAGCGCGTTGAGTGATGAGCGCATGGAGCAGAACGGCATTGACGAATTCGAGTGGATGCACTCATCAGCAGGGAAAGTTCCGCGCCAAACGCACATCGATAAAGACGGAAAGATTTTTAAGTTGAACGATCCGCGTCTGTGGGAAGGCCCAAAGGCAGACCAGGGGCCGCCAGGATGGGCTATTCGCTGTCGCTGTAGGAAGCGTCCAATTATAAGATGATTTTGAGCTGAAAAGTCTGATTTAACTCAAAAGATGGAGTATCATATAACTAGATCGATTTGATCTTAACTTTTAAGAGGTATTGAAATGGCAACTACAAAATTGGCTGGCGTTCGCGCCCTTGATGCTCTGAAGTTAACAATTGCGACGATTGACGCAGTTAAACACGACCCTAAGAACGGCCAGTTCACCGGCGGTTCTGGCGGTTCTGGCGGTTCTGGCGGTTCTGGCGGTTCTGGCGGTTCTGGCGGTTCTGGCGGTTCTGGCATACCAGCCAGACCCTCTGGCAAACGCGGCGACCCTATCGAGCCTGACAACCCCGCATATGCAGGCATGCCCCATGGCGGCACCGTCGGCCACATCGCAGCGAGAGCCGCATCAACAAAAGGTAAAGAGCAAGCGGCGTGGAAGGTAGCTCAAGAGGCGTCAAAGGCGTATGTAAAATCACCGACTAAGGAAAACCTACATGCAATGATAGAAGCTATGCCAGGACAGAGCGATTTCAAAAGAAAGCGCAAGACCAGCTAACCGTCCGCTATCCTTGCGGACTTCCCGAACTTGCGGCTTGTAATTTTACAGCCGCAAGTCTATTTCCCGATTGTAATCAATAGCTTATCACTGAAATTGCGGAATTGCGGATTCTCCTGCAACTTTCAACCATATAGGTACGTATAAATCGTATATCTTTTAAATCTATAATATATCCGCAAGTTCGCAATTTAGACATACACTCTGAAATAAAAACAACAACTTAGGACTTGCGGTTATTCAACTTGCGGCAATAACTAGGCAAAGAAAACGCAATCACGATGACCAGGGTGACGGACACAAACCGCCCGATGAAATAAAAATCCAAGACATATTGCCGCCGTAAGTATTCACCGGATATACTACGCACGAATATGTAACTGGACAGCGCGATGCCAACAGCAAGAGAGGTTGATAAAAACGGGTTCCTTATGGTCAAGGGGTGCCCAATATCGTCTTTCGGAATCTTTGACTATAGTGCGGGTCAACTCGGCCTGGACGGCGATCCGAGCCGAATCGTCAAAGTGCATAGGCCCGAATCGGCGGTTAGCGATCCAGAAGCGATTGCTAGCTTCATGAATGTCCCTCTGATCAATGATCACGAGATGCTCTCTGGGTTTCAAAAAGACCAGACCGCAACCGCGCCTGAAGATTACGGCATATCTGGCATTCTCACCTCAAATGTATATTACGACGCGCCGTGGATGCGCGGCGATATCAAAATGTTTGCGCGTGACCTGCAGGCCGATTTGGCGAGTGGAAAAAAGGATTTGTCGCTTGGATACTCTTGCGACTTTGAAGTTAAGCCGGGTGTGTTCAATGGACAGGCTTATGAAGTCGTTCAAACGAACTTGCGCGGAAACCATATTGCGCTTGTGGATGAGGGTCGTGTCCCAGGGGCAAGAGTGTTGGATGGTCTCTGTTTTGACCATCTGCGTTTTGATGTAAGACCATCCGATAAGGAATATGACATGGCAAAGACAGTAAGTAAGGCAACGGTGGACAGCGCCGTTGACAAGCTGAAAGAACTTCTGCCTGCTCTCAACCAACTCTTTAATGAAGAAGGCACCGAGCCTGCTCATCAAGAGGCGGCAGGCGCAGGCGGGGAAGCTAGCAGCACAGAAGCCCCCTCAGCAGACCCAGCAGACCCAGCAGACCCAGCAGACCCAGCAGACCCAGCTGACGACGGTGACGACGGTGACGACGGTGACGACGGTGACGACGGTGAAGGCGAAGAAGGCGGTGTGAACCAACTCATCGCAGACGTAGAAGCCGTCTTGGCGCAATTGAAGGGCATGATCCCAGCAACCGACGCAGAAGGCGAAGGCCCAGACGATCCTTCTGCTGGCGAAGCGCCAGATTCGGTTGAAGGTCTGAGCACCGGCACTGCCGCTCCTGTGACCGGCAAAAAGCCCGAAGGCAAGCTGACTGCTGACGCGGCAATCAAGCGCTTCTATGCCGATGTCGCAGCAAAGACTGCCGTCTATGACCGCCTGTCCAAAGTCGTCGGCGCGTTTGCCCACGCCACAATGGACTCCAAACAGATTGCCGCCTATGGCGTCAAGAAGTTGGGTCTGCGGTGTGCAGCTGGCCACGAAGCCGTTGCCCTGGACGCTTATCTGAACGGAATCGAAGCCGCCCAGAAAGCCACAAAAACCATCGCCAAGGCCCGCGTTGCTGATTCGGCAGCAGCAACAGCGGAACTTGACGCATACCTGGAAGGGAAATAATAATGACTTTTCAAACGTCAGTACAACGTCAATATACCACCGGCTTCCCTGGCGAACTCGCCAAGGACGGCCCGACGCGTGCCAAACAAGGCCGTATCAATTCGGTCACGATTGGCAACGATCCTGGCGCGTCCACAAACCGAATCAGCCGTGCATTCGGTTTCGGCGCGGACATCCCAGCAACCGGCACCACCAAATCCGAAATGGGCGCACTGGTTGTCGTCGGTGCGCCCGTATTCTACGGCATCTTGGCAAACCCGAAACACTATGCGCTGCAAGGCACATCGTCTGGCGGCACCTTGGCTCCGTCGCTGGATTTGCCGATTGGCGCTGATGGCGAGTTCGTGGACATGGCAACCGGCTTGATTTCCGAGTTGTTCAACGAAACGACTGGCGCAAAGACGATGAACTTTGGCGACCAAGTGGCGTATGTGATGAACACAATCACCGCGCTGCAGAATCCGTTGGCGCTGCCGTATGGCGCACTGGTGAGCGTTGCACCTGGTTTTGCAGCGCCTGCTGGCATGGTATTGATTCCAAACGCTCGCGTCATCAACCCCGGTTCGCTTGCTGCTTCGGCACTAGGCGCGTTGGTCACGGCTTATACCGTGATTCAACTGACCCAATAATCAGGAGCATACATAAATGAAACGAGCCGTTAGCGTAACTCATTCGTACATCTCGCCACGCAACGTTCGGCCATTTGACATGAAAAGTGTCACAGACTCTGCCGTTGCAGCGTTGGCCCGAATCGGCCTGGTGTTCGATCACGCCACCGTGACCGAGCAAGTCGGTCACTTGGCCAAAGCAGGTGCATTCGGCATGGCCGGAATGGACAGCAACTTCACCGCGATGGCAACCACGCCTTCGATCCCGACGCCCATCCAGTTCTTGCAGTCGTGGCTGCCTGGATTCGTGAAGATCATGACCGCAGCGCGCAAAATCGATGACGTCATCGGCATCAGCACGGTCGGTAAGTGGGAAGACGCGGAAATCGTGCAAGGCGTCGTGGAGCCAGCGGCCACCGTTGCCGAATACGGCGATTACACCAACATTCCGTTGGCAAGCTGGAATACCGCATTCGAGCGCCGCTCGATTGTTCGCGGCGAAATGGGCATTGCCGTTGGCAAGCTGGAAGAGGGTCGGGCGTCTGCGATGCGTTTGAATTCGGCAGACACCAAGCGCCAAGGCGCAGCCATTGCGCTTGAAATTTTCCGCAACGCAGTCGGATTCTACGGGTGGAATAGCTCGAATAACCGTACATTCGGCTTCTTGAACGATCCGGCGTTGCCGGCATTCATCTCGGCCCCATCCAATGGCTGGACTGGCGCGACATTCCAGGCCATCACCGGAGACATCCGTGCCGCAATCGTGCAACTGCGAACACAGTCGCAAGACCAGATTGACCCCGAAAAAGTCAATCTGACCTTTGCAATCCCGACAAACAAGGTGGACTTTCTGTCTGTCACAACCGACTACGGCATCTCGGTGCGCGATTGGATCAAGCAGACCTATCCGAAAATCCGCGTCACTTCGGCTCCTGAGTTGACTGCGGCAGGCACCGGCAACGCCGATTGCTTCTACCTGTTTGCCGAATCGATCGACAACAGCATCGACGGCTCCACCGACGACGGCGAAACATTTGCCCAGTTGGTGCAAACCAAGTTCCTGACGTTGGGCGTCGAAAACCGCGCCAAGTCATACGTGGAAGACTACGCAAATGCCACGGCAGGCGCACTGTGCAAACGTCCTTGGGCTGTTGTTCGGTATTACGGTATCTAACCAAGGCTGGTTGTAGCAGAAGGAAAGATCAAAGGCGCGGCAAGTTAAATGTGTCGCGCCTTTTTAACACCGATGATCCAAGCTGTAGGGGCTGACGATCACGTAATTACAAGGACTACATATCATGATTTATGTTCTATCAACTATGACGAATTCCATTCGATACGCTTTCTATACGAAAACCGGCGATTTGCCTGTGATGCGTGACAGCGTATTGATCAAGGGCGGCGCGGGACTTCCGAGCATCACCAGTGGCTTTGGCGAGACAAGTAAAGATGTCGATGGCGTTCCGATGTGGACTCCTGACGGCGTCATCACGCCACTGTCGGATGAACGGTATGAGACGCTCAAAGAGCACCCACTGTTCAAAGGGCACATCGAAAAAGGTCTTATCAAAGTCATCAACAAGGACATCACCGGAAATCACCGTGAAGTGCAGAAGCAAGTTGCGACGATGGAAAAGCGCGACGGTTTTGCCCAGCTTACGCCTGCAACAGTCGGCCAGCACACAAAGGTGAAAATCTCGAAAGATGCCATCGATGCTGACGTTCAGTTTCGCATGTAACTTAGAAAGCAGCCATGGCAACTTACGATGATGCTCTGTTCCGTACTCAGTTTCCTGAGTTCACAGACACAACGGCATATCCTGCGATTTTGATTGGCGGATATTTTGCCATGGCCCAATTATTCATCACCACCGAAGGATGTCCTTTCGATGCCCTTCAGGGTGCGCAGCTAGCGCTTGCGCTGAATCAAATGACCGCCCATCTCTTGGTGCTTGGAAAGCAGGCCGCAACTGCCGCTCCTGAGTCAAATCAAGGAGGCTTTGAAACGTCCGCATCGATAGGCGAAATAAGTGTCCAGAAGCTTGCGCCGCCTGTCAAGGATGGATGGGATTACTGGTTGTATTCGACGCCATACGGGCAGATGCTGCTGGCTCTGTTGAGTGTGATGGCAGTTGGCGGACTCAGCGTTGGCGGACTTAGTGAGCGTACAAGCTTCCGCAAGGCCGGTGGAGTGTTTTTCTGATGACTCCAGGAAGCAACCTGTTTTTGCGCGCTATGCGTTTGATCCGTCCGACGACGGTTCAGTATTACGCATTCTCTGCAAGAACGCAGAACGCGGCGCGGCAATGGGTTCCTGCGTATGCTGCTGCCGTTCCATTGGAAGCTTCTGTGCAAGCGGTTTCAAGGAATTCGTATCAAAATTTAGGCTTGGACTTTCAAAAGAACTATATCCGAATGTTCGTTGCAGCCGACGTTGTTGACATTGCACGCGACACCAGCGGAGATAGGGTTGTATTCAACGGCAGGCTGTATCAGTTTGAGAGTCAGACCAGTTGGTTTTTTACTGATGGTTGGGTCGGCATTCTTGCTATTGATGTCGGGCCTTCTTCTGGGGCGAAATTCTGATGCTAGATAACGCACTAATAGCCATCCTTGCTACTCAGCTTGAAGCCGCGTCGTCAACGGCAGGCTGGGGCTATTTGGTTGCACAAAAGAATCAGCCTTCGCAAGAAGGTGTGCCGACTGCGCCAACAATATTCTTTGAGAAGTTGTTTGATCACGAGTATGGCTATCCGATGCGCACTGATACTTATCAGCCGACGCCAGACAACTATGCCCATGTCGAAACCCAAGTTGTTGAGACGACATTCCAGATCAGCGCGTTGGTGCCACAAGACCCAACAGACTTGACAATCCCAACTGCATCAGACGTTGTGGGTTATATGAAGTTGTTCATTCAGAACTCAATAACGCTAGCGGCATTCGTAAGTTCGCAAGTCAGCATGCTGCGTGTGAGTGAAATCCGCAACCCATACGCAATCGATGACAAAGACAGGTTTGAGGCATCGCCAAGCTTCGACCTTGTTCTGCAGCACAACCGAACAATTACCTTGTCCGTTCCTGCTGCAGTGAAGGTAGTTGGGCAACCGTCACCAGCGCCAGGCGATAATAACGCCGGCACATTCCCGGTATAGCCATGGCAAACCCGAACCGCTCTGCTGGCATTGATAAGCACATCGCCGCACTCAAGGCCATGAAAGGCAAGAAGGTCGAGGCCGGGTGGTTTGAGTCGGACAGGTATGGCGCAACCAAGGG